TCTTACGTTAAATTCACCTACTTTTCATGCCTAGACACGAAAGTTACAAAAGTAGAAGAGCTCCTAAAAGGGCTCTGACCTCTCAGGGAGGTCAACGACGGCCTCGGACGGTTACCGAGGACTCGCGGTCAACAGCTCCTGCGAGTATAAAAGTGGGTAGAGTTGAACAGTTCCTCCACGGTCTTAAGATCGTGTTGAGTCACCATTCTGCGCCTTTTCAAGTGATCAAGTCATTTGAAAGCCAAGCACGCAAGTACTTGGACGTCCAGAATGAAGAAATCTTCTTAAAGAGGGCCAAATATCTAATCCTTTACCCGATGGCATTCTATCTTCAAAGACAGAACAAGATCAATGATCTTCCATCGGCTCCAGATGTTGGTTTTAGCGCAAAAGGTCGCTGGAGGAGGTGGTCTCGTGAGAGACTTCATTCCTTCAGGAGAAAGAACACTCACTTATGGTATTCTTTTTTGCAGGCCAAAAGAGCAGCTGAACCGGTATCCCTGGATATCGTTCTAATGAACTTCCTGGAACACCGTGAAAAGATGTCGAAACCCGATTTGTTGGAGGGAGACCTCCATGGACAAGAGCTTATTGATGATATGCTTCAAGGCATTTCTCCCATCTTGAATAAAATTCGAGATGCGGTCAATACTGGACTTAAAGATTTCGCCACTAACCCCGGACTCGTCTTGAGTCACAAGGCCTCTGAATCCGCATCTATTGAGATGCCGCGATCAGGTGGTGGGCAAGCTGGCTTTATTAGAGATCTTATTCAGACCTCAATTGTCCGTGGAGAAGGAGATTTAGTTAGAATGGAGTGGCATCCTCGGATTGTCGAGAAGGATCACAAGGTCCTTCCCAATCAAATCAGCGAGGTACGCACGAAATGGGGAGAGAGGGAATTGTTGGAGGGTGTGATTAATCAGACGATAGAAAGCTTCTCAGAACCTAGAAGGTTAGAGGCAAAAGTTGAGGCTGTGATCGAACCGTTTAAGGTTCGAACCATCTCAAAAGGCGAAAGCCTTCCCTATTATATCGCAAAACCCGTTCAAAAGGTCATTCATACCTGTATGAGGTCAATGCCAGTCTTTCGGTTGATTGGTATACCATTCGACCCTACTATGTTGATGGATCTAGTTCAGAATTTTAGAAAATTCTGTCCTTCGATGCGCAGCAGAACAGGGGAACAGTATGAGTGGATGTCAATTGACTATAGAGATGCCACTGATGGCGTCTCAGCAATTGGATCACGGAAAACCTTGGGTAGTCTGATTAGTGATTTGATGTTTCAAAATTTTAATTTATTTAATCTGTTAGTTTCGGTCCTTGCACCACATCGTGTTTCGTATCCTAGGATAGCGATCACTGAGGCTCAGGCACTCGATTTAATGGAGAAGATTTCAATTCAACGAATGAATGGAATCGATCCTCACTTAAATCTGATTGTCGAAGAGCATAATGGATTTAATAAATTCTATGTTGACATCGATCCTGTGGATCAATTAAATGGACAACTGATGGGCTCGATTTTATCATTTCCAATTCTTTGCTTGTTAAACTTTGCATTGACGGTCTATGTGATAAAATCTGAGTTCCCCCAGCTCACGGTCGAACAAATTTCCACTATTATCCTTATCAATGGCGACGATAATGTCTACATTGGTAATGATCGTATGTGGAGACTTCATGTTCTTCTTGGTGAGAAAATTGGTCTCAAAATGAGTGTTGGAAAGGCATATAAGCATCCGTGTTACGTGAATATTAACTCGACTTCGGTACATTATGATCTTCGTTTGAAGAATAGTGCACCTCGTCTTGTTCCATTCCTTAATACAGGTTTATTGCTTGGAAATCACAAAGTTTTGGACCGGGTCGGGGGAGATGATTGTGTTGACGAACAACGTCCGATCATTTCAGTGACCAACCTTGTTGTTTCGGGCTCTTTGCCAGGGAAACAAAAGGATTTGTTGGCTCATTTCTTGAAGATTAATCGAAATGAAATTTCTCGCGAGGCTCAGGGAAGGAATATGTTCCTTCCTGTTGCCCTTGGAGGTTTTGGTGTTGAGAGACCATTAGGTTTCCGGACACGTATTACTCCTGAACAGTACACTCTTGCGAGTCGTCTGATGAGGAGGAATCCGTTCCTCAGCCCAATTACCCCTCCTATGAACTCCGGTTATGAAATCGAAGAAATTCAAGATCAGATCATCGATCCAATCAGGAACCATCCAAATTCAAAGGAAGTTTCTAAACCCAAGCTCCGAAATCTGATCGGACCTCAGTGGAACTCTCACCTGTTCGTGCCTTGGCGTGGATACGTATTCACAGAACCATCAATAAATGATAAAGATCCCGAGAATGAACCATATTCTTTCGACCTAACGGGGAATCCCTATGATATAAATTCAGAAGAATTTATTGAGGAATTACCTGGAAATCTCTCCACAGACTATGAATCTTCGACCGAAGACTCACAGGACTGGGGGGATCTACTTGGTTCGGAATATGATGATTCCAGCATTGATGAGGAATTTGATTACTCAAATAACTCAATCTCTGAGGAGCTCGAGATGGATCCCTACTCATTTGATGATGATCTGTTTGAATAGATCATTCCCTATGTTTAATGGGTTGTGTCCCCGAAGGGCCCAAAACGTTTAAGCAGACATGAGTTCTATATTTATGTTTCGCTTTGTAAAATCGTGCTATACAGAATGCCGAGAGACTGCACGGCGCCACCTTAAAGATGAATCCACTTCATCGATCATAGTCAGGTATCTAGGTCTAATAAATTCTAGATTTAAAAGAGATGCGAACCTGAAAATCATCTGATAACGTAGACAGATGGCTGTGAGAAAGGATGGGACATGATGAACAGTCCATGTAATCCTTCTACGTGAAGTCCATGGCAAAGAAAGGAGCTAACAAATCCGGAGGCAAGGCCTTGCCCCGTGGCGGTCAAAAGACGCGTCAAAAGCAAAAGGCCAATTACCAAAATCAATCATCTGTTAGAAGTAAACTGATGATGCCCAACCCTTCAGCGGATCCATCGTTCCCTAGAGAACAATGTTTTCGTTCCTGTCGTGCAGAGCCATTCACTTGTGAAGCGGCTTGCAATGAGGTTGGTCTTGAGATTGGGGCTTGTCGAAATCCAAATGGAGGACGAGCATCAGTCACTCGAAAAGACGTCTACACAGTACGTTGTTCGGCTGCAAGCGGAAAGTTAAACTTCCGTCTTCGTCCAACTCTCTCGGACACTATTGAAGTGCTCGGAGGGACGATTGGAGGAATAGCTGGAGCGGCAGATTTCTCTGCAACTGTCAGCCATCCTGCTCTCACAGAGATCAGAGGTGCATTTGACTCTTACCGTATGATTGGTATGGGCTTCAAGCTCGAGACGACACAATCATTCACCACGAATGAAGGTGTGGGTTTCATGGGATTCGAATATCCTACCCAAGTCTATCCTAGAGATATCGCAACTGACTATGATGCTGACTATGTTATGGCACTTCCTGGTTCACTCTCAGCGCCTTCTAAAGAAGGTTTAACTGGTAGTGTTCCAATTTCTGGAAGCTGTAATAACAGGGCACTCATCATTGATGGAACACCTGATGTGTTCTCTGTCTTCCATGTCCTTCCGGACGAGTGGACTGATACCGATGTCAATTGGAATGGAGACGTTGGCGAACTTGCCAATGTCGGTCGTCTTTTCGGAGACTTTATTTCTGCTGTAGCTATCTCTCTTGAGGGTCTTGACACAACTGCGACTTATGATTTGATCATTTGTCAAGCTTGGGAAGGGACTCCAAAGAGTAAGTTCCAGCCAGTGAAACTTCCTGTTTCACCCATGCATGCATCAAATGCACGCCAGGCTCATCATAAGAAGAAGAAGCACGCCAAGAAATCTTGGCACTTTAACGACTTATTGGGAGGTCTTTCAAAAGCGAAGGACGTCTTTGGGTCTGCTTGGGATGGTGTCCACAACGTGGTAAACGTTGCTCAAAGGATTCCAGCTGTTACAGAGTTTGCATCTATTCTTGATGATGCAATGGATGTAGGAGAATCACTCTATGAAGGAGTTGAACTCTTCGCTTGATTCCAAAATAATTTTCCGTATCGGAGCCTTGAAATGGCTTTCACACCTTGGCAAGTGTGCGGACGTAGCAACTAGATTGATTCTGGGGGTTGTAGAATTCGTCATTCTCAACTTTCTTTCAAAATTGTTTTGTTCCCAAGTCAGTTGACTACTGACAGAGTATTATAAAGAATGATTTAATCTCGATGACTGGATTGGTTTGAGGGTTTATTGATTGGATGAAACGGACAACAGAAAGGTTGATACCTATCTGCCGTAGTTCCCGATCTTTAAATCGTCCTTCCCATCGCGGGTCGAGATTAGATACTTCATTTATATTATTGTTGGAATTGAGGTTCGCAACTCAATTCTGTTAAAGGAAC